GTCCCTATATTTGAATGTCGTCAAGCGCCTGATAGGCGCGGATCATGCGGGTGACATCGCCAGACGCTAATGCCTCTACGCCTTCGTCAATCGCGGGCTGTATCACAAGCTGGATGGCAGGCTGACCAGCCGGGCCAATCGACTTGTAAGCGTCCAGCACTTCGGTGCGAACGTATTTGATCTTTTCCGGCAACGCCTCAGCCAAGCTGGTCATGTCCTTCGGTCCTTCTGTTTCTGTCGTGGCCCATGACGGGCTTACGTGCCTTTGCGGTAGGGCTGGGCCGTCAACACCCAGGTCGGTAATCAGCAACCACGTCTGTCCTCGTGTTGGTTTTCGGTTGAGTCCAAAATACACTTAATTTGCAACTACGCAAGAGCAAAACAAATCGGATTGCGAGATTTATTTAAGCCCGTATAGTTGCGCGAGACTCAAAAGCAGCGTAAAAGGGCAGGCATGAAGATTTTTTACGGATATAGGCGCAAGCAATCGGAAGTGCCGGAAGGCATGGATCAGGTGTTCAATGATGACGAACACACGAACCGACAAGAGCGTGAAGACTTGGCCATAATGACCAAGCGCGATGCGGACGTGCCGGGGGGTGACGACATTTACATCATCGCCCTAAGTGACCTCGGCAAAGGCGCAGAGGCCACGCACGTGAGGGCCGCGCTAGAGGCAGAAGGCAACCGGATTCACGTCTTGCCGCAAGAGCCGAAAGAAGATGGCCGGGGGCGTCCCGCTGTGTTCACGCCAACGCCAGAGCAGGACAAGAAGATCATGGCGCTATACCGCAGCATGAACGCCATGCGCTACGTTCTCGACCGGACGGAGCAGATCATGGGCGCGCGGTATGAAGCGCATCATTTGAAGCGGCGGTACGGCAATCGCTGGAAGAAACAAAAGGAGGGCCAGAGCGATGGCTGAAAAAGTGACATTTAGCGACAGCTTTACGACATACATTCAAGGCGAGGCTCGTGCTATGGCGTTGGCGGTCAATGGTGGTGACTGGGGCACCGACTACACTGAGGCGCAAAAAGTCGGATGGGCGCAAAAAGCCGTATGGGCCGCTCGACGGTATGGCGGTTACGATGGCCACTGTTGAATCCGGGGAGCAGTCCGAATGATACCTCCCTCCTTCAAAAGTAGAATGCGACGGAAGAAGGGACCGCGCCGTTTAATATACCACGGATATTCTGTGTTTATTCGGACATGGCGTCTTCACGACAAGGAGCAAGGCTGATGCACACTGACGACATGAACGATCTGGTGCTTATGGGTCTGGCGCGTGACAGTGCAGAGGTCGAAGTGAAGCGCCTTCGCGGCTTGCTCCAAGCCATCGAACTGGCAACGGCCACTGGTGACGGCTTGTCACCGGACGAAACAATCGGCGTTCACGCGCTGGCGGCGAAACACAGTGAATCCAAGGAGCAGTCAGAATGACGTGGAATGACATAACGCTGAACACGCTACCCGGTTCTTACACTGGTGTTGTGGCCTATTGCAGCCGCACGGGCAAAACGTCCGTGGCTGACGATGGTCGGTCACGCCACCTGTCTGCGCATCGTGCATTGCAGGGGTTGAATGACAGTGAATCCGGGGAGGGCCAGAGCGATGCAGATCGGGATTGATCATGGTGGCGGCGAACGCACTGTTTTGTATGTCGAAGCGTCTCGAAAAGGTGTGATTGCCCGATCAATCGCGCTTCGTTTGGCGCTGCACGAACACGGCAGGGATGTGCCGTTTCCTGTTGCCCAAATCCGTTCAGGTGCTTCCGTCATTTCATCGTTCCTTTGCTCACCGGGTTTAGCTTTATCCGTGCCAACACCATCGGGTGTGGCAGCGTGACGGTTTTAGCCTCAACCTCCGCTTTGATGCGGGCGGCGTAGGGGTTCGGCGTTGCCGTGCAAGCCGTCAGGCTGGCGGCGGCGATCAGGGTAAGGGTCAGTTTTCGCATGTGTTCCTCCTATGCGTCTTGGTTGAGTTGGCGTTGAGCCTTCATCCGCTCCCGCATTTCCTCGCGGGTGCAGCCGTGGTCGATGATGTGGTCAATATCAGCGGCCATTTCACGTAATGCGGTGACGGGCTGGCGTTCATCGTTGCCCGCTCGGATGGCGTCATAAATCGCTAAGTTGAGCAGCATCATTCTTTGCTTGTATGTCATGTCTCATTATCCTGTTTAATGCGCTGGGGACTTACAGGTCCGGGCCAGTCATCGAACCCCGCCCCAACGACACGCCGCCTCATGCGGGGTGTTCCTAAAGTCCTAGCTGGCGATCACGCATCGCATGAGCCATGTCATCCTCTGCCATCTCCTGCATGGCGGCGGCCTCTTCGTCATTGGCGCGGGCGCAGGCATCGCACGCCCATTTGTCGCGCTCGTATTCGGTCAGATCGTCTTCCTCAAAATCGCACTCGCAATAATCGCAGCGGAACGTCTCGACAAAGGCGGGGGGATAGAGCCAGGACGCCATCATTCATCATCCTGAATTAAGCAAAGAAAATCACACGCTGGCACAATCGGCTGTGTCATTGGCCAATCATCGGGTATTTCGTCAATAAAACAACGCTCACCGTTTATGCGTGTCAGACGCGCTCCGATCTCCCGCGCAAATGCAGCGGTGCGGGCGAATCTTTCAGGAAAATGGTGGCGGTACAGTGACCAGTAGTCAGGGCTTGTGGCTTTTACGCACCCCGTTTGCAGGCAATTTGCGTTGGGAAACCCCATTGCATACGAACGCGGCAATTCCAGACCTGCACGCTCTACCATCGCAAGGCTTGCGGACTTGGTTATTCCGGCCTCAATCAATGGCGCACGCACAGTCATTTCAAAGTAATTTTCCTGCAAACGCTCAAAGCGTCTTACGTCTTCGGCGTCTGCGGTATAACCAAAGACATGCACATCGTCTGGCCGCTGAAATGCAACACGCGGGGCAACCTTCATTTCTCCAGTGCAGGGTGCGCCAGATACGCCAGCCATGTAGCGGCGGCGCTCCCAAACATCCCAAACGCTTTCATATTCTTCGGATTTAAGCAGCGTCACTTTTGCGTTCAATCGCCGCATAGCGTCAGCTTCAAACCGGTAATTGTCAGGGTCTTCGTTGTTAGTTTCGCATCTAGCGATTATTGCATTTGCGTTTTCTCGCAGGGTCATTTGAGCCGCGACAAAAGAAGCTGCACCTGTTGACCACCAAATCAAAGTCCTGCCCATCACATCCACCCCGCGCCATAGGCCACAAACAGCAGCAGGAACGGCAGGGCGAGGACGCAGATCGCGCCGATCAGGTCAGAGAGAAATTCGCGAATCATGCCGTCCACCCCGCTTGCTTAACCGCGCCCTCGGCGATCTTGCGATTGCGCATCTCTTCGCGCGTGCAGCCGTGGTCGATGATGTGATCAATTTCTGCAGCCATCTCAAGCAGCGCAGAGACCTGTCGCTTCTCTGCGTTGCCGACACGTATGGCTTTGTAAACAGCGGCGTTGAGGCCGAGCAGTGCGTCTTGGTATGTCATGTGTTTTCTCCTGTTTATTGCGCCGGGGACTTACACGGGCGGGCCAGTATCGACCGACGCCCCGACGATAACCGCGTTCATCGCGGCTATGGGTGGCGGGGCCGAAGCCCCGTTGTGTTAGGCAGCAATGGCCGTGGCGTTGAGGTATGCGGCGCGGTCCTGCGCCTCAAGGCGGGCAATCTCGGACAGGTTGCGGTAGTTTTCGCCGCCGTTGTTTGCATCTGCAAATGCCTGCGCTTCTTCGGATGTGTCAAAGTAAAAGCGGTTCAAGGTAACAGAGCGCGCTGCGTATGCTGAGCCGCCGAAAGCAGTTGAAACCATCTTTGCCTCGAATGTCATAATGGCAACTACGTTGTCAAAAGTTACGTTGTCGGTTGTGGCGAAGGCGTATGTGGTCATCTGGTCGTTTCCCTATCTGGTGGCGCGGTGGCCGTTGGCGATAGGTAGAGATTACGCATTGCCGTGTGCGATGTAAAGACAAAAATGCGCTTTACGTCTTTACATTTTGCGCTTATGCTCGCCCCATGCAGAAACGAAACATCATAAACTTTCGGGCCACCTCCAGCGAAATCACCCGCTGGCAGGCTGCGCTCAAAAAGGATGGCCGCACGGTGTCAGAGGTATGCCGCGCCGCCTTAGACCGACTTGCATCGCGTGTCGAAAAGCAAACTCAAACCGAAGGGAAAGACCATGACTGACACTAAACACCCGAACATCGCGACGGCGCAAGCCGTACAACTTCCTGCTGACCCGATGGTTTCGATGATCGAACGGGTTGCGATGGACCCGAACCTGCCGGTTGAGCGGCTAACCGCGCTGATGGATATGCGCGAACGCCAATTAAACAAGGAAGCCGAACAGGTTTTCAACCAAGCGTTTGCGGCGGCAATGGCAGAAATGCCGGATGTTCCGAAGAACGGCAAGAACAAGCACAGCGGGCAGACGTATTCGACGCTTGATGACCTGATCCGCACGACGCGCCCGGTTCTGGCGCGGCACGGCTTGTCACTGAACTGGCAGACCAGCGCCAGCGGCAACGACTACAGCGTCACGGCGATTGTTCGTCATGCAATGGGTCACAGCATCCAGACCACTCTTACCGGCGCGCGCGACAACGGAAAGCAGATGAACGCTCTGCAAGGCGGCGGATCGACTGAAACGTACCTTAAGCGGTACACGGGCTTTTCAATCCTTGGGCTGTCGTCTGGTGACGAGGTCGAGGATGACGGGCGCGGCGCAAGTGACCCGACCATCAACGCAGATCAGTTTGTGGTTTTGCGCGACCTGATTGAAGCGACCGGCACCGACGAGGCGAAGTTTCACCTGGCGCACGGTCACAAAGACCCGGAAAACGCCGATCTGCACGAATTTCCCGCGCGTCTGTTCGAGACAGCCAAGGCCCAGCTTGAGCGCAAAAAAGCTCAGATGGGCGGGCAGTGATGTTCGACCAAGGCACACCGGAATGGCTTGCTGAACGCGCTGGCAAGGTCACTGCTTCGATGTTGTCCAATGTGATGATGGCGAAGTCCACATCAGGATACCAAAACTATATGGCTCAGCTTGTATGCGAGCGACTGACGGGCCAGCCTGTTGAGACGTTCAAGAGCGCGGCGATGGAACACGGCAACGAGACCGAACCGCAGGCGCGGGCGTTCTATGAATTGGAAACAGGCAACGATGTGACCGAGGTTGGGTTTATACCGCACCCGGTCATCGAGTGGTCTGGCGCATCACCTGACGGCCTCATCGGCGATGACGGGCTGTTGGAGATAAAGTGTCCCCAGCCTGCCAAGCACATCAAGAACCTGACAGGCGGCAGCATCGACAAGGGCTATATGCTGCAAATGCAGTGGCAGATGGAATGCACCGGGCGGACGTGGTGCGACTTCGTTTCGTTCAACCCTTCATTTCCTGAGCATCTCAAGATGCAGGTGACACGCGTTGATGCCGACCCAAAGTTGCAATCTGAATTGCGCGAAAAAGTGTCAGACTTTGTGCAGCAGGTTCAAAGCAAACTGGTTGAGTTAGAGGCGCGGGCATGAAGACCATCCGGGTTCTAAGCGAACACGAAGCGCAGAAGGTGGCTGGTATGATTACCGGCCTTCCCCTGCCCTTCACCGTCACCATAGGCGGTGGGGACAAGCGGTCGCTGTCTCAGAATTCCTTGATTCACGCGTGGTATGGGCAGATCGCCGCGCACCTTGGCGACCTGACAGCGATGCAGGTCAAAGGTCAATGCCATGTGGCCTACGGCGTGCCGATCCGGCGTCGAGATCCTGTCTGGACGCGGGTATGGGAGCGCATGTTTGACGGCCTGACCTATGAGCAGCAATGCTTCCTATTCGAGCGGGGTATCTTGGCAATGACGCGCGAGATGACCGTCAAGGAACTGACGGAATACATGGACGCAGTGCAGGGCCACTATCGAGCGCAGGGCGTGCCGCTGGTCGATCCTGAGGCGCTCAAATACGAAAACGAGGTGACGGAATGAAAGACATATATGAAGTGATTGATCAAACGCCATGTCACATATGCGAAGATGGCGGCGAACTAGAGTATCATGGCGATGAAGGTGGACGTGTTTGGTGCATTGTGTGCGAAACGGCAGGGCCATCGGTTCATTGCCAGACAAAAATAGAGGCAGCGCATAAGGCTTATTGGGCATACATGAAGATGCGCGATGAGGCTACGCAATGAACCTAACGGGAAAGCGGCCATCGCAGAAGCCGAAGAGGGCCAAGCCGAACCCGGCCTATCTGGCGAAGGTCCGAGCACAACACTGCGTAACATGCGGCGCACCGCCGCCGAACGATCCGCACCACTGCCGGGATATGCCGCCGCTTGCGGAACAGGGGCTTTACACCCGCCTTCCCGGCGCTGGCCTCAAATCGGCGGATGAGGACGCAATCACGCTCTGCCGATCCTGCCACGATATGTTCCACCGCAATCGCGGCCAGTTTCGCAGCCTGTACGGGTACGACTTTGAATACATCTTTGTCACCCGCGCGGCTGCCTCAAATGAGGAGATAAGATTTTGACTGTTTCAATATTAGAACTGAAATCCCGCCTAAGATGTGAGCCGGAAACAGGGTGTATTTTTTGGATAAAAGGCAATCGCACCGGAGAGCAGGCTTTTACCTATCTTGGCAAAAGGGGCTACCACGTTTCAACGTTCCGGCATGAAGGCGGATGCACAACGCTTGCGGCGCACCGTGTAGCGTGGGCGCTTTATCACGGCGAATGGCCCAGCGGTCAGATTGACCACATAAACGGCAATAGGACCGACAACAGGTTGTCCAACCTTCGCGATGTAGTCAACGCTGAGAACGCCAAAAACATGGCGATGAAGCAAAATAACACATCTGGCGTTAACGGCGTCTACCTTCACCGTCAGACAGGCAAGTGGTGCGCGCAGATCAATGCGTTTGGCAAGGCCGTTGGATTGGGCCTTTTCACAGAAAAACGAGACGCGGTTATTGCGCGCAAGGCTGCCGAGCGGGTTCTTGGCTACGCGCCGGGGCATGGCCGCCGCACCCAAGACATGATCGAGGCAAGGGATGCAAACAAGCTATGACCGAAACACAAGCCGCACAGATATTGGCGCACCTCAAGACAGGCCGCAGCATAACGCCGCTAGATGCTTTGGAATGGTTTGGATGCTTTCGCCTTGGGGCGCGCATCTACGATCTAAGGCAAGACGGCCACAACATCTATAGAGACATGGTACAGACTGACAGCGGAAAGCGCGTGGCTTCCTATACTTTGGTGCGCACATGAAATGTCTGACGATCAAACTACCGTTTCCGCCGAAGCTGTTGAACCCCAATGCGCGGGTGCATCATCTGCGGTTGGCTGCGGAGAAAAAGAAATATCGCCAGCACTGCGGCTGGGAATGCAAGGCGTGGGGCGTTAACCGCTTTAGGGCCGATCAGATACACCTACACATCGAGTTTCATCCACCAAACGCACGCCGCCGAGATCGTGACAACCTGATCGCCGCATTCAAGGCGGGCCAGGATGCGCTGTCCGACGCGCTGGGCGTGGATGACAGCCTATTCCATGTTTCATACGCGCCAATACAGCCGCCAGACGCTGCAAAGCTGGGCTATGTGATCGTGCGAATCTCGGACATTCCGCTTGTTGCGGAAGTGCCGTTTCGGGGGTGGATCAAATGACAAACGGCCCTTACCGTAAGGCAGGGCCGCTTGATTTTCCGCTGGTGAGGCGGTTGCATTTTATGGTAAGGCGGTTATAAGGAGCTGTAGGAGGTGCAAAATGCCAAGAATGCCAACTGACGTTATGATACCTATCCGCGAAATCAATGAGACGTTTTCTTATAACAAGAACTCTGGGGACGTTTTTTACAAAGACTCAAAGCGTCATGGTGATTTAGCTGGGTCAGTTTCTAAAAAAACTGGGTACAGGACAATATCATTCAAGGGCAGAACGCTTCAAGCGCACAGGTTGGCCTTTGCGCTCTACTATCAAAGATGGCCTGACAATTTTATTGATCACATAAACGGAGACAGAGACGATAATCGTATTGATAACCTGCAGGACGTTTCGCACCGGGAAAACGCCCTGAGAGCATTATCAAGGCGACCTAAAAGAAAAACTGAAGATGGTCGGACATTGGAATTTGGTGTGTTTAGGCACGCTCCGGGGTACAATGTCGTAAAGACGAGCAATGGACACGATATATATTGCGGATACTTTAAGGACTTAGATTCAGCAAATGAAAAGGCCAAGCAAATGGACGAAATGCTTGGCCTTAAAAGGTAAGAAGTAGCAGGATCAGTGCTGGGTAATTTGTAGCGCATTGTGGTGATGCCGACAAGACCCGGCCCGAAAACAGAAGGGCAAAATGAGCAAAACCCCATTCATGCCGCTTTGGGTTTCCGACTTTCTCGGAGACACCTTAGACCTAGATGCAGCCGAGGTCGGCGCGTACATGCTCCTTCTTATGGCGCAGTGGAATCGCGGCGGAAACAGCCTGCCCGACGATTACAAAAAGCTACAGCGCATCGCCCGTTGCGGCAGGAATTGGCCGCGCATATGGGAGCAGATTGAGCACTATTTTGACCGTGACGAAGATGGCGTTTACAGCAAAAGATTGCGTTTGGAAGCACAAAATGTTGCAGCGAAACGAGCAGTTAACGCGCAAAATGGCGCGCGCGGTGGTTCTGCTAAGTCATTGAAATCTAAAGAACAGCAGCAAGCGAACGCTACAAATTCGCTACAGCGAAACTCTAGCATACCAGAACCAGAACCATATAGTATTAAGGATACTAACGTATCCTTGTCGGTTTCCACCGACGCAACGCGCCATGCAAACGAGGTTTCACAAGCTGTTTCGAGATACAACGAAGCGGCTACCAAGGCGGGATGGCCGCAGGTTCAGAAGCTAACCCCAAACCGTTCTAAGCAACTTCGTTTGCGCCTAAAGGATTGCGGCGGCTTGAATGGGTGGGAGGACGCATTGCGCCGCGCGTTCGCCAGTGACTTTTGCAGGGGGCGCACATCGAAGCCGTGGACGGGTTTCGGTTTTGACTGGCTGGTAAAGGCCGGTAACTTCACAAAGCTCATGGAGGGCAATTATGACAACCGCACTGACAACGGCGCGACATCCAACAGACCCGAAAACCGGCCTGACCCTGCCCTTGAGCAAATCGCTCGCCTCGCCAGACTTAGATAAGCATCGGGCAATGGTCGCGGTTGAATTGGAAGTCATGGCGAAAAAGATGGATCGTTTCGGATGGGATCGGGACCGTGGCAGCATGGCGCATGATCGGCTTATTGCGGATTGGATGGACACGCTTCAGGATTACCCACTGACTGAGGTGCGGGCCGCGTGTCGCGCATGGGTGCAGGACAACCCGCGTCGGATGCCGAACGAGGGCGATATTCGCAGCAAGATTTTGGCGGCAAGATCAAAGCACGTCGCAGCACTTCCAAAGCCTGCCGAAGCCGAAACGCAGACCGAACGGGTGAGCGCAGATCGCGCGGCGGAAATCATGGCCGAGGCCGGTTTCAGACCAAAGAGATTCGGCGGTGACGCATGAGCCAATTCAGTTACTGGACCGAGGACGACATCATTGACCGCTTTCTAAGCGGTTTTGACTTTGGCAAGCTGTCACGCATGACCGGAAGGCCAATCCCTGAAATTAAACGCATCATCACAAGGAGTGAGACATGACGAATAGCGTAACAGCAGCACAGTTGCGGGCCATCATCGAGCGCATTGAGCGTCTGGAATCTGAAAAGCAGGACGCGGCAGATGCTCAGAAGGACGTATATGCCGAAGCCAAAGGCGACGGATACGACACGAAGATTATTCGCAAGGTGATCGCACGCCGCAAACGCGATCGGGACGACCTGGCCGAAGAGGAGGCCATTCTTGAGGTTTACGAGGCAGCTTTGGAAGGGGGCGAGTAATGCAGGTTTTGATTATCGCGGGCAATGTCGGCAAGGACGCTGTATTGCGCCGGACAAATTCAGGGGACGCGGTTCTGGGCTTTTCCGTCGCGGTTGACAACGGAAAGGACAAGCAAGGCAACAAGCGGGATTCGACTTGGTACGATTGCAGCATATGGGGCAAGCGCGCAGAGAGCCTTGAGCGCCACATCACAAAAGGCACCAAGCTAACCTTGACCGGACGACCGACAGCGCGGGAACACAACGGCAAGGCTTATCTGGGCTTATCCGTCAACGACCTGACATTTATGGGCGGATCATCTGGCGGTGCAGATCGTGGCGGAGACTACGGCGGCGGATCAGGCGGAGGTGACTACCAAGCTCCGCCCGCGCGCAATCTTGACGACGAGATACCGTTCTAAGAGTTTGCAAGTTTGCAGGTCAGTTTGCAGTTTTGCAGATTGCACGCTGAACGGCAAATGTTAGCATACGAACACACGGCCTAGATCGACGGATCGAACACCGGAACCTCCCCCGGCTGGCCGTGTGACCACAGGGAGACGCTAAGGGAGACCAAATATGACCTTACCCTATCTCGCAACTCAACGCCTTAACGCGCAACCGCTGGCCAAGCACATTGACACGCAGGAACCTGCGCAACCCGTCTACACTTGCCTTGACGAACTTATCGACGCGATGAAGGCCGACGCGCAGGAAATCAAACGCCGCACTGCATCGCTCAATATGCGCGACACAACGCAAGCCGAAGTACCCGAAGAGGCTATCTTGGAGTTTATCGAGGCAAACGCAGGATGCACGGTCAAAGACATCGCAAGGGCGGTCTACCGAGCCAGTTCAAATATCAGGACGAGATTGACCAGCATGGAGACGCGAGGCCAGTGCAAGGTGCAGATGGTCAAAATCGGCAGGACATGGATTCGCACGTTTTATCCCGTTAGCAACCCGCCAAAAACCAAGAACGGCAGGCCGTACAAATCAAGATCCTCACCAGTGCGGGACAAGGTGATGGACTTTATCAAGGCAAACCCCGGCTGCACATCCCGCGATCTTGCCGCGCACATGGGATGCACTGTCAAAGCCGCATCGGCGCATGTCTCCGAGGTTCGCAAAGTCGGCAAGGTCAGGACAGAACGCGCGGCTGGCCGAGGAAATCACATCCCAGCAAAGTACTGGATCGTCGAATGAGCAGGACAACCCGCATCATCCGCAGCTCTATTCCTGGCGAAAGCAGCGGAAATTACGGATACGTCGCGCTGGTCACAATGCCGCTAGCACCGTGGGAACAGCCGACAACAAAGGACGAGGCATGGA